TCTGCTAGTTTTCTTGCGTTGCTCATGTGTTCCTCCTAACCTAATAAGTATACTGAAAGGTGAGAATGATGCTCATGCCCTGTGGCATCAACGGGTGTCGTGTAGCCATAATTTAGAAAATAGTAAAAATAATCATTTGCATTAGCATTCTTCATAACTGTAACAGATGATTGCGCGTGAAGGTTTAGAACCGAATGCATCCACCCATACGATAACACAGAACCGTTATACCCTATCCCCATGCCTATATAATTCTGTGCTTCAGTATAACCACTAAAAGCAGTAACAAGATAAGTACCAGCTACTGGACAGGTAAATTTACCATTTGTGTTATTCCAGTGATTACCTGTGTTTGTTGTTACTGTATGAAACAAAGCTCTATCAGTAGTACCGTATCTTTCTTTAAAACCTTGAGCAAGCATGTGAGGCTGATTAGGCGTTGTTACATAGCCATCATCTGAGATAAGCATACGATCTGCAACACCACTTCTAGTAAACTCTAAATGATTACTTGTTGCGTCATAACCAATGCGCCACTTGTCTGTTCCGTTTTCTGTAAATTGCACTATGCCAGAACGATCTGCTGTTTGGCTGTCTAATTTAATAACACCATCTTTAGAAGCCGCACCTTTTATATGTAATCCTGTTCCACTGCTTCCAAGATTAGGTGAAGTTTCTCCCACCCCAACATTACCTGTTGTAGTAAGATTACCTGTCATACTGTCGCCAGCAGTATTAACATACCGTGTATCTGCTGCTGCTTGGTTGAGTGCATCACCAACGCTGAACGTATTGTATGCAACAACTTCTATCTCATCACCTGCTGCTGCACCTGATGTAAGTGTTACTGCTGATCCGTTGCTTGTGTAGTCTACAGTTAAGTCTAAGAGCAAGCCATTCATAAACACCTGCACAAAGTTCTGTGTGTGTGCTATACTAAACACAGTCTGACCTGCAGTAGCTGTGAACGTAGTGCTACTGTAATTGCCAGAACCTATGAGGTTAGCTACATCTCTTGCTCTTGTCATGTGTTTTTCCTAACCTAGTAAGTATCCATAATATCTAGTCCAAGTGCTATCGTTATATAACCATATAGACCCTGATGAGTATAAATTTATTTCTATATAATCATTAGCTGCCAGATCTTGTAATGTTGTACCTATTATTGGTAAATATCCACCAAAACCAAGGTTTCCGTTTGCTGCCTCTCCCTCATATCTAGCATTAGCATATTGGTTAAGACTTCCGTTTTTATGAAATGATATATGAATACTATCATCACTGGTTGCAACATTCTGGAGAAGAATTTGAAAACCAAAAAGGTACTTTCCTGCAACTGGTGCTGTAAACCTACTAGCAGTTCCACCTGATGTAGAATAATGATTACCAACATTTGCATATGTGCCATTTATATTTCTAGCTATTGAATTTGAATTTGCGGTGGTGGCAAAATTACTATTAGTATACGCAATAAAACATGGCTGATTAGCCGTTGTCACACGGCCTGAACTGTCTATCTTTAGACGCTCTGTGCCGTTAGTGCCAAATAATACATCTGCATTTTCATAATTCCAAAGATAAACTTTACTGTTAGTTGCATTTTGAATTAAAAAACCATCTGAAGAACCAGAGCCAGAAGCAGTGTTTTGCACTCTTATATTTGTATTATTTCCTGCATTGTTAGCAACAAGTTCAGTAGACTGTACAGTGCCACTAGCAGTTAAACCTGCTGCAGTTGTTGCACCAGTAACACCAAGCGTACCACCTACGGTTACATTACCACTATTAGTTACTGTACCACTATTAGTTACATTACCAGTAAACGTACCACCTGAAGCAGGTACATAATCATTGTCTGGTATGTTTGACTCAAACGATACAATGTTGATAACGTCATTCAGGTTAGCTGCAGATGCTAGTGTAACTGTACCAGTGCCAGTTGTGGTGAAGTCACTATCATCCATGAGGATACCATTGACGTATACCTCTATCTGTCCAACAGTAAAGGCTAATACTTTACCGTCATCATCAGCACCAGTAAACGCTGTCTGACCCTGCGTAGCAGTGTAGTCAAACTTAGTTCTGCCAAATGATCTTATGTCTTTAGGTTCAGTGCCGATGTATGACATTGATATTCCTTACTCTGGTTTGGACTCTTCAACTTCAGATGCTTTCTTAACAACCTTTAAGTCAAACGCTTGTGTTACCTGTGCGTCTTCACCAACAGCTAGTGCTACTGAGTTAGCATTGCAGTGTGTTACAAGAGCAGCAATGATCTCATCCTTGGCTATTCTAGCTCTGTTAGTCAAAGCATTGTCTGCCCAGTCCTGTGGAACTGCTGCTGCATATTCTAGACACTTTAGTTCTGTGTCGGTTAGTGTTACTTTAATCTCTGCCATATTATACTCCTAGGGTTTTGTGGGCCAAGTTACATCATCTAAACTGGTTGCACTTTTAGTTATGTCACGCAAGTCAGTTCTGTATTTCTTCTGTGCATCAGTCATGGTTAGGTCACTTGATGCCCACCAGTCTGTCTCTGCTATTCTACGGTTACGTTCTTCACGCAGTAGCTTCATAGGTTCTCCTGCTACAAGGGCATCCTTCTTAGCTTTGACTGCATCCCACGTTGTACCGAAGTGCGCTGGGTCTGAGCTTTCTATGGCAGAGCCGTTGCTGTCTGCGCCCATGACCTTGCGGTACATAGTCTCAAACTCAACTTTGTTTGTTGGCTCTCCACGTAGCACCCACTCGTCTACGCCTAATGCTGTTAATGCTGTTGCTATATCTGTCATTTGTTTATCCTAATAAGAAACCTAAAAAATAATTTGATCCATAGTTTAATAGTTGTCCTGCATAACATTTAACTTCTATTGTATCTCCAACAGCAAGTTCAATTATAATAGAAGCACCATTTAATTGGTTAGAACCACCTTCATGCCTACCTCCTATTGGATAGCTAGAATTACCTACTACAGCATTATTTTTGTAAAAACCTGTTCTGCTAGTAGATGCATGATTAGTCCAACATGTATAGTTAAAAAAATATGTTCCTGCCACAGGGGCAGTAAATTTAGAGGTACTTGTGTTATAATTGTTTCCTACATTTGATAGTGCTGTCGCATACGGAACTGTATTCGTTGCTGTTGTCGTTTGACCTCCACTGTTTTCATATGCACAAAAATATGGTCCTGCAGTTTTTAAAATCCTACCACTACTATCTATGGTTAACCCAGTAGTACCGCCAGTGTTCTGTATCGTATCAACTTTTAAGATAGAACTCATTGGGCTATCTCCATTAAGTGCATAAGTGATGGATTATTACCCTCACAAATCCTAACAGTTGTTCCAACAGTACATTTTTGTTGTAATTTGTATGTTGTTGCAGATGTTGTAGAAGGGCTGTCTGACCATGACATCAAAAATTGTCCAAATATTATTGAACCACTGTTTCCGTAATCATAAGATCTGTTTACAGCTTCCATTAAGTCAGTGCTTCCTCTAAGTAATTTAAAAAGACCTTGTGCATCTGCACCACCGTTTTGCATAACACCAGCACTACAGAAATTACAAAGAATAAGTATCTTACTTGATGTGCTTGTTGGAGTAATTGTAGCAGTTAATCCTGTGTCCGAATAACTACTAGAACCCGATGCCGTTTCTGTTGCATAAGTGTTACTTACAACCTGAACAACATGACCAGGGATAGCCACACCATTACCACTAGTCTTTTCGTTTATGGTGTCTACCTTTAGGATGCTCATCCTGCTATCTCCTGAAGATAAAAATTACCGCCATCTCCATAGTCTGCACTATTTATTGTATGTGAAGACTTACTTGCTTTAGCAGCCCCTTGAATAACATAACTAACTGAACTTGTACTAGAAGGGCTATCTATATACATTCTTGTAGAATACTCCATATATCTATCTGAATCGTTTTGTTTGAATGCGCCATTACCATAGGGGTCAGAGCCATTATCACCATTTATAACTGTTCCGTTTCTTGTTACTCTTATTAAACAACCTACCCATTCATCGGTGGCCTGTGCGCCTACATAAACGTGCATTTGTAGTATTAAGAATATTTTACTTGACGTACTAATTGGGGTAATAGATCCACTACCAATAGTTGCAAATGTAGCAGTACCAGTAGTAAGAGAATTTGTAGAGCCTACTACAGTTTGAATAATATGACCAGCAGGAGCAACAAAACCATTACTAGCATCAAGCGTCTGACCAGACGGTACGATAATCTTATTGGCATTACTGCCAGAGCTAAGACCTTTCAGGTTTTCTACGTGTAAAGTACTCATATGATTGTCAAGTTCCCATTAACTGTAAGCGTTATGCTTGACGCTATTGTTAGAGGTCCATTACAACTAGCATTGTGTGAGCTAGGTATAGTTGTGTCTGTACCCATAGTCTGATCATTAGTCTGAAACAACGCTGTCTTAGTTGTGTTCTGTGTTGTATCAAACA